AATCTTGGAAAACAAAAAATCCAAGAATCAGTAGCTAATACTGAGGAGTGGCCTACTATTAACTTAACAACTAAAAATGTTAATCCAGCTACTTTTCGTCAAAGTTTAATGGATCAGATGGGCATAAACGCTCCGCAACCAGCTAAACCAACTACATTTGCTGAAAAGCAAAATGTTTACCAAAATATGTTAGCTCAGGTTGCTTCAGAAATGAGGCAAAACCCAGCTGATTTAAGTAATTTTAGAAATATTGGATAATGGCATACGTAAGAAGTACTAGAGTTGATCCTAGAGATCTACAACGAAACACAGCAATAGGCGTTAGACTTCCATTTAACGCTCCTGGTGTGTTTTATAGTACTTTTTCAACTAAAGATCAATTAAAATATAATTTAATTAATCTGTTATTAACCTCTAAAGGTGAAAGAGTATACAATCCTGAATTTGGTACTCTTTTAAAAGCTCAACTATTTAATCCAATGACTCAAGCATCATTTGGTGATATTGAGGACAGTATAGTTGATAGTGTTCAGGCATATATACCTGAAATAAAAATAAATAATATTGAATTCATTCAGGAAGGTGAATATGGTAGCAATTCATTGGTTGTAAAAATAGTATACCAAATTTTAATTTCAGGACAAACCGATACCGTAACAGTTAACTTTGAATAATGGCTGAAAAGAATATATCATATTTAAATAAAAATTTTATACAGTTTAAAGCATCTCTTATTGAGTTCGCTAAAAACTACTTCCCTAACACGTATACAGACTTTTCAGAAGCATCACCTGGTACCATGTTCATTGAAATGGCATCTTATGTAGGTGATGTATTATCATTTTACACTGATACTCAAATTCAGGAAAACTTTGTTTTAACAGCTGTTCAAAAACAGAACTTGTTAAACATGGCATATTCATTAGGTTATAGACCTAAATCGTCTTATGCTGCTGTTACTACAATTGATTTCTATCAAAGAGTTCCTATTTTGGGAAATGCACCTGATTTAAATTACGCCTTAACTATTCCTGAAAATACTCAACTTGCTTCTGTTTCTACAGGTACTAAGTTTTTAACACTTGATAAAGTTGATTTTTCAAATACAGGCTCAGTTGAAATTAGTTTGTATGACATAAACAATTATTTATTTAAAGCATCAACTAAAGCAATTTCAGCTGAAATATTAGATACTACATTTACATTTGGTGCTCCTCAAAAGTTTACTTCTGTTGAAATTAACGAACCTAATTTCTTACAAATATTACAAGTAACAGGTAGTGATAGTAGCGTATGGTATGAAGTACCTTATTTAGCACAATCCAATGTTATTAATAAAACAACTAACACTGGGGCTAATGCTGATAAGGTTCCTTATATGCTTAGTTTACTTGAAACACCAAATCGTTACGTTTCAAGAATAAAAACAGATGATATTGTAGAATTACAATTCGGTTCAGGAATGTATGTAAACGATCCTGATGATATTATTATTCCTAATCCTGATACTATTCAATTAGGTTTAGTACCATCTACAGATACATCTGATTTAGTTAACAATTACAACCAGGCTGCTGTATTTTATACTAAACAGTATGGTACAGTACCTACTAATATTAGTTTATATGTTCAATACACTGTAGGAGGTGGTGTTGAAGCCAATTTACCAGCAGGTGATATTACTCAAATAATTTCAACCGCAGGTATATCTGCTGTAAATCCATCTAATACTGCTACGTCATTATTAACATTAGTAGCTACAAATCCTATTCCATCAACAGGTGGTAGAGGTGGTGATACAGTAGAGGAAATTCGTTTAAATACACTAAATGCTTTTTCAGCACAGTTAAGAGCAGTAACTAAAGACGACTATATGACTCGTGCTTTAAGTATGCCTTCTGAATTTGGTACTATTGCTAAGGTATATGTTGAGCAAGCATCAGCTTTATCTGTTCAAACAGGTAATGATCCTTTAATTGACAATAATCCATTAGCATTATCAATGTATGTTTTAGCATACAACGATTCTAAACAACTTGAAATTCCAACTACTGATTTAAAAACTAATTTAAAAGAATATCTTGAACCATTTAGAATGGTTACTGATGCTGTTACTATTAAAAATGGTTTTTACATTAACATAGGAATTAATTTTGATATTACAGTAGTTCCAGGATTAAGTAATAAACAAGTATTAACAGATTGTATTTTAGCTTTACAAAACTACTTTGATATTGACAAATGGCAAATTAACCAGCCAGTTATTATATCAAATGTATTATCTACTTTGCTAGCTGTAAAAGGTGTACAGTCTGTTGTTAAAATTGAATTTGTAAATAAATCGGGAGGAAATTATTCTCCATATAGTTACGATGTACAAGGCGCTATAAGAAGCGGTATTTTATATCCTTCACTAGATCCATCTATTTTTGAAATAAGATTCCCTGATTTAGATATACAAGGTAGAGTTGTAACTTTTTAACAATTCTATATTTATTGTAAATAAAAACATAGATGGCCGTCTATAAAATATTTCCTGAAAAGGATGCAACACTATACTCTGCGTACCCTACAACTAATACAGGGCTTGATCAGATATTGGAAATTCAAAACACAACTGCTTCCTTTGGTGAAGTTACTGGTGTGTCGCGATTTCTTATAAAATTTCCAACAAGTACTATTCAAAGTGCAATTACAGAAGCTGGTGGACCTGGAAATTATAATGCTTTTTTAAAATTTTATGTAGCAAATGCTACTGATTTGCCTGATGATTATACATTACTTACATACCCTGTTTCAGAATCTTGGGATGCAGGTACAGGCCGTTTTTTATATAACCCACCTGTTACTAGTGATGTTACATGGGTTCAACGAACTAATTTAGCAAACTGGCGTACATCTAGTTTTGTACCTAATACAACTGCATCTTTTAATCCAAGCAACCCTGGTGGTGCTACATGGTATATACTATTTGAAAATTCACAATCATTTGAAATCAATAGTACAAAAGATACCAATATACCTGTTACTGATATTGTAGGTAACTTTAATAATGGACAAATTCCAAATAATGGATTTATAGTTAAAATGGAGCCAACATATGAATTTAATAATTCATCTTCATTTTCACTTAAATTCTTTTCTAAAGATACCCACACAATCTATCCTCCACAACTTGAAATTAAGTGGAATGATAGTTCTTATGTTACTGGGTCTTTAACAGTATTATCTAATGGAAATATTGCTGTTACAGTAGGTAACAATATAGGCGAATACGATAGAGATACTAAATATCAATTTAGAGTAAATGCTAGACCTATTTATCCTACTAGACAGTTTGTTACACAATCTGTTTATACTTTAAATAGTGCTCTACCATCATCATCTTACTATGCTATTCAAGATGTAGATACAGGTGAATATGTGGTTGATTTTGATAACAGCTATACTAAGGTAAGTTGTGATTCAAATGGTAATTATTTTGACTTATATATGAATGGTCTTCAACCTGAAAGATATTATAAAATATTAATAAAATCATCCTTCCAGAATGATACCACAGTTGTATATGATAACAATTATACGTTTAAAATAAATAAGTAATGGCAGAGAATATCCCTGTTCAACGTGCTATATATAACAAAGATAGGTTTCCTAAGGTTATAGACACTCAATTTAGAGAATTGAATGTTGAGGAACCTGTAGCACCTGAAGTAACAGTGGAGGATTTTTTTGCTTTATACGATGAACTATTTTTTCAAATACCTAAAGAAGGAGACGTAAATTCTCATAGGTATATTTTGCAAAGAGAAGCAGAATATTTAGGTGTTAAATTTGCTGATGATGTTGATATTCAGGCTTTATTACAAGAAATTACTGATTTGAGACAACAATTATTAGCAGCAGAAACAGAAAATTCTACTTTATTACAACAACAAGTAACAACTAATGGCGGATAATATTAGAATAGTAGGGGAAATACTTAATACAGACATTGTAAATCGTTATGATTTTCAAGATGAACAATTATTGCTTCCCTCTATACAACAAGAAACTTTTGGTGCCGCTTCCGATTATGTAGAATATTTTGTATTTGATCTTGGAGGTAGTGTATTAAATTCAGATTACAACTACCAGTCATATAAATTACCACCTAATGTAGGTTATTCTCAAAGTTTACTTCCTATTTTAGAAATTGATCCTATTCAAGATATTAGAAATCTAGGATATGAATCAGGTGAAGTAACTTCTAGATATAATTTCTTTAGAAAAGTATCTGGTGAGCCGTTTGATAATCAGTTGTTTATTCAGCAGATATCAACGGATAGAACCGAAATAAGAGTAAATTCAACAATATTATCAGGAATTGAGTTAACGCAAATAGTTACCAATTTTACTGATAAGCAAGCTAGTGTTCCTTATTACTATTATGTAATATTAAACTTTGGGAATAACGTACAAGCTATTGCTGTTAATGCTTTAAGTACTGTTACAGACGATGGTATTGTAAGTATATTATTTAAGTTAGCTGATCCTCTCCCTAATAACATTACTTTAAAAAATACATTTTGGATTGTAGAGGAAATAGTTAATCCTTATATATTTGATCTTAATTTAGACAAATTAATTACTCCTCCACCTCAACCTTCATTAAAAGGTCCTAATTTTAGTATTGATCTAGAATTAAAGAATGTAGTACCTACACCATATAACAACTATACTCAACTTGTAACTTCACTTACAGGTTCACAATATCAAGCACTTTTAAACACACTAGCTAATCAGCAAGTTAATATTAATGTTGATTATAGTGTTTTAAATAACTTTGTACACTATAGCTCAGCTGAAAATAGATTATATAATTTCATGTATAAAATAGGTGAAATTACATCTTATCAGTCTGAAATTAGTACTAATACCCCTTTAACAGCTAGTAACCCATCATTAGTAGATGCTGTAAATAGAGCAAGTTCTAGTATAAACACTATTATTGCTGGGTTTGATGGGTTTGAAACTTATTTATATTTTACTTCAAGTTCATTAACATCATCTATTGTAGAATATACTTTAGAAACAGGATCTTTCTTTGCATATAATATTGCTCCTTATCCTAAATCTAATTCTACACAACCATACACACTATATGCTTCCGCTTCATTAACAACTCAGAACTGGTATGCTACTGCTTCCAATGTAGCTGTTGCTTATGATACTGTTAATAAAGATATTTTAATAGATACTATTCCTTCTTATATAGTAGATGACTCAAGTAGTTATTTACAGTATATTACGTTTGTTAATATGATAGGCCAATATTTTGATAATATTTGGGTTTATATCGACAAATTAACGGATGTTTGGAATAATGATAATAATTTAGATAAAGGTATATCTCAAGATCTAGTATACAATTGGTTACAATCTTTTGGAATAAAATTATATAATTCTCAAGGAAATCAAGACGTATTAGATTATCAAGTAGGTGGATACAGTGGTAGTGTTACTTTTAACGGTGATTATTCACCTTCAAGTAGTTTCTTAAACAACACTCCTAGAAAAGATTTAACATTAGATTCATATAAGCGTTTATACCACAACTTACCTTACTTATTTAAAGCCAAAGGTGCACATGGTGGATTACAAGGTTTAATTAATGTATTTGGTATTACAGGTTCTATTCTTCCTATTAAAGAATATGGAGGAATGACTGACCAACAAGAATTAAAAGGATATACTACTGATAAAATTACATTAGGATCTAATGTTATTACAGGTAGTGTATTATCATCTATTAAACGTTTAGAAACATCTCCAACATCATCTAGAGCTATTAAAAGCCAAGATTTACATTTTGTTGATGTTTCATTTTCTCCAGAAACACAAATTGATGCTGCTGTGTCCGCTTCAATTGCTGCTGTTTCTGCTTCTACTTGGTTTTTAGATAATTTTATAGGTGATCCTAGAGATTTAGGATTAACAACATATCCTTCATTATCATTTGAACGTGACTACTGGTTTTCACAAACATTTGATCAGTCATTTGATTACGGTGGGTTTATAAGATTAATCCAATTCTTTGACAACTCGCTATTTAAAATGGTTGAGGACTTTAGTCCTGCAAGAAGCAATACTTGGACAGGTGTTTCTATCAAATCGCCTGTACTTGAAAGACCTAAAATCCCACAGTATCAACCTATAATGACTCGTACTGATGAGATTTCTACTACATTTGAAACAGCATCTCTCCAACCAGTATATGATCCTTATTACTATTATTTAGCAGGTACTAAAGAAGATTATTACGAAGGAAATATACCTGGTTCAGAAATAGATACTTATCTTGTTTTTGAAGAAAATAATAGAAATCCATTTTTAGTAAACAATACTGTGGGATATGTTCCCCCAGGATTTGTAAGTGGAAATACAGATTTCGTATTAAATTACGATTCACCTAGACCAGAAAATTTCTTTTTAAACTCAGATTTTAACGTACTACAAAACAATGTTGATGTAAGTTTAACATCTGAATATAGAAAAAAAGTAACTCCTATTTTATCTACTGATGGTTTAGGAAGAAACTTTACATCATACTCAATTAGTGAATCTGTTGAATTACAAGATTCATATTTGTCATTACATTCATATACGGCTCCAAGATATACAGGAGTTCAATTATATAGTAGATTATTTAATACTTGGTCTGTAGGAGATAATTCATATGGTGTTTCTCCAGTAATTAATTATTATGTTAAAAAATTAGGTTTATTTACCGAAGTTACAACTAATCCATATTTACCTTATTTAAGTAATGTAAACTTAAAGTATTTAGTTGATGAAACTGGTAGATTAACTGAATTAAATAAACGTAATAGAAACTGGGAAGAAGTTCAAAATACATTTGAAACTGGAGATCCATTAAACGTTTCATTATTTGATTCTCAAAAGTTTGGAAATCAAGTACAAACTAATGGTAATAAACTAATATATGAAAGTGGATACTCTTATTTCCCTGTATTTTATGCTTATGGAAGTGAAGTAAGTAGTAATCCTGCTATTTCAGCAAGCTGGACAAGTTCAGCTGTGTTTAATACTCCATTTGGTGAGTCTACAAATCTATTAAATAGATATTTTACTGTAAACATGTCTTCTGGTAGTATTATACCAGGTGGAACTGTTTATTTTTCTTCAAGCTATGCTAGTGCTAGTACTAACAATATGCAAGAAGTATGGAACTTATTTGATATTACAGGTTCAAGCAGTAACTTTGGTAGTTACTTCTATACAGGATCAGGTCCTGGAGGTTCTACTAATGGACTAACATCATCATATTATGTTATTCCTGCTGATGGTAGTTATGAATTTAATTATGATTTTTCAGTAAGTATTACATCCTCAGTCCCACCAGCTACATCATTTACAGCTAGTATGGAAGTGTGGTTAAGTAGCTCAACAGGTATAAATCTTTTAGATAGAAATAGAGCTACCTCAGAATTTGCTGCTGGTGGTTATTATCAAGCAACTTTAGCTTTTATTCCTGGAGGTTATAATTCTTATATTATTGAATACCAGGTATACAATGATGTAGTTTTACAAGGTGGATATACAATAAATGAATATACCGCTGGAAATCCTACTCCTTTTAGCACTACATTTTTACCAGTAGATACAACATTTAAAGAATATAAGATTACTGCTGTTGTAGGGACTGGATTTTTTCAATATACAATTCCTTTAGGATTTTTCTATACTTCAGATAATCCAGATGTGTTTAATATTAATAGCATTAAATGGTATAGTTCTATAGATGCTACTCTTATAACAGGTGTTTCTTCTACTTTATTTTCTTTTAGAAGAACACTAAATGTAAACACTACTGGATCTGTAAATCCTAATGATATAGTAGCATTTAGATTTTTTGTAGATGCCCCTGGTTCATCAATAACAAATGTTAATTTAGTTCCTGGAGGTCTTTTAAAAGCAACAGCTACAAACAATGCTTTACTTTCACCTACAGCTAATGTATGTGTTGACCAAACAGCTAATGCATTTTATTTAAGTAGTAGTTTATCCCCATATTACGGCCCTACATCATTCTTTAATCCATTAGATTCTAAAGTATCAGCCTCATATTCATCTTTATACACAGATTATGGTGATATTTTTTATCCATTCTTTTTAGAACCAAACGATAAAATTGTTGTTCAAGCTAGTGGATCAAGCGGACCTATTTTAGAATATACTGTTGTTAATAGTTCATTCCAGGGCGGTACAGGATTTGCATACATCACTGTTAGAGAAGATATTGCAGGATATTTTGGTAATTTAGTATGTGGTCAATACTTTAAGATTTTATTCTTAAAAAGAGTAATAGATGAAACAAGTGTTATAATAAATTATCCTAAAATTTCTGGAAAAACATCTTACGGATTTGTTATTCCACAAAATATAAGTCCTGAAGTGTTAGCTAATATTGACATGATTACTAAGAATGTAAATCAACAATTAATAGATGTGGGAGTTGGTGTAACAACATAATTTAAATTTGCAAATATTTAATATTTATAATCAAAATACGATAAAATAATGGCTATTTTAAATAACAATACTGTAACTATTGATGCAGTTTTAACAGCTAAAGGCAGAGAGTTGTTGGCTAGAAACGATGGGTCTTTCAGAATTACCCAGTTTTCTTTAGCAGATGACGAAGTTGACTATACTTTATACAATCCACAACATCCTTCGGGTTCCGCATTTTACGGACAAGCTATTGAAGCTATGCCTTTGATTGAGGCATTTCCTGATGACACACAGATAATGATTTATAAACTTGTTACTCTTCCAAGAGGTACAGCTAAATTACCTGTTATCAGTGTTGGTTACAACAGTATTAATTTGAAACAAGGCTCTACTTTAACTATTACACCTCAAACATTGAACTACTTAGGTGCTACAAGTACCTTCGAGGCAAATGGATATGCCGTTACTATTGCAGATGTTAGATACTTATCTACATTCTCTTCAACTGGTGTTGCAGGTGCTGAAGTTACAGCAACAGGTGTTACTCAAACACTTGGTTCATCTGTTAGCCAAACTTTAATTGGTACTTCATTTACATTAACTGGTACTACAATTAATACATTGTTTGGTTCTAGCTTGAATCAAATTACAACTACTATTACTGTATTAGGTAGAGATAGTGGTGCTAGAATTACTATCCCAGTAACAGTAACAAAAACAAATTCTTAATAATATAACATATGTCATTTGTAAGATATAATCCAGAAGATTCTGTAGTAAGTACTGAAACAGTAGTAAGACCAATGTGGAGTGGAGATACTAATGTATTATCTACATTCTTCACATCTAGTATTATTACTAGTTCATTTTATTTAAATGTATATAATGAATATCCAGGTGCATTAGCTTCTACTACTTCATCAGTACAGTTTGCAGTTCAATATGGTAACAAATATGGTAGCGGATCAGCATACATTAGCCCTTCTGTTACTAACCAATTACCAGATAGCTCATCAATTACTCCTACCAGAGTTGTTTATGGACAATATAGAACATTATTGTTAGGTACTGAAAGTGGAAGCTTTGAATTTGGTAGTGATAATCCAAATGGTATTTATGTTATTAACGTAGCTAGAAATCGATATAAAGAACACATTCAACCTGGTTCTTTAACGTTAAAACTAAAATCTACTACATTTGAAGTTACATTAACAGACAACAGTCAAATTAGTGCAACAACTAATTATACAACTGCTGGTACTCAGTATTATACTTTAATTAGTGGTAGTAATGGTACAGCGTTCACAGCAGCAACGAATGCTTCTGTTTATGGATTTTTATTCCCAGATGATGATATTATCATTTTAAACCCAACTGCTTTATCAAAATCAGTAGTTGATGGTGGTATTGGATTTAATCCAACTGTATCTGCTCCTGGAACTAATAATAATATTCAGTTCCAATTCTATACAGCAATGTCTTCAAGTGCATATTTTGCATTACAGTCAGCTGAGAATGTATCGTCACATTACTTCTTTACAAGAGTAAAAAACCAAGATTTTAACTATACAACAAACCCTTCAATTATAGACAGTAATGGCAATTTAATCTATACTACTTTAATTAATAATCCTCAAACATTCATTACAACTGTTGGTTTATACAACGACCAAAATGAATTGTTAGCGGTTGCTAAACTAAGTAGACCATTGGTTAAAGACTTTACAAAAGAAGCTCTAATTAAGGTAAAGTTAGACTATTAATCTAGATAATAATGTTATTACATGGCATCATTCAAACAGTTAAACTCTTCGGATGTTATAACAGTACCCGTTGTAGCTAATAAGCAGTGGGAGTTTAATTATTGTCCCTTACCAACGAATGATCCTTATATTGATGTCTATAATGGAACTTATATAACAGGAACATTTACTCCTGGTTCTGAGCCTATTACAAATGGGCAGTATGATAGATTAATGTATGACATGATAAACCAAGTGTTTTATCACTCATACACTACTGGTTTAATATTATCAACATCATCTTTAGCATCATCAATATATTACACTAATCTTTCAGGTTTAAGACCAACAGCATCATATTTTAATTTTGATGATGATCCTGGTTTTATAAGTAATTTTCCTACAGCAGTAGGTCAATCAATTAAAGTACTTTCTATATCACCAAGTATTTATGGTGAGAGAATACTACCTTATAGTTTTCAAATGACTTCATCTACATACAACTTTACCGATGATGGTAAAGGAAATGTATATGATAATTTAACAATTCATGTTGGTAACATATTTTATTCTGAAGGTATTGTGGTTTTAACTAACCAGGATTATCAAGGAATATTCCCATCTACTCCAATAGCGTATGATGATGTTACTACTATTAGAAGAAGTGATTATGGAAACCCAGTTAGTATTTCTATATCTCCTTTAGCAAATGATGATTTAAGAGGTAATACTCTTATAAATCAGTCAATTCAATTGTTTGGTGGAGATATTAGTTTCTTTAGTACAGGTTCAAATAATACTGTAACTATGTCATTTAGTGGTGTAGGTACAGGTGTTTATGAAACATTTTATACTTTTGAAGTTACAGGTTCTTATTGTGGAACATTAACAAGTAATACTGGAAGTATAAAA